CCATATGATCTATGTATGTTACTTCAATCATTTTACATTTACCTCTAAACAAATTACTGCTTCACCCTGATGGGTAACTAATACTTGTGCATCATCTAACGCTTGAATGCATTCCTCTTTCTTAGCATAGTTTTTTATCTGATAGTACTCTACGCCTTGGCTGTTTGTCATTTGAAACCAAACTAAAACCCAAACCATTATAGCATCTCCTTAAGTCTCATTATATCATCTTGTACACCATACTTGATGTCGTCGTCAAGTAGTAATGCTCTTGTAGGTAGGCCAGTCCATAGCTCTACCTCTCGTTTGTATTGCAAGGTCTTGTGTGTGGCATCCCTGTCTAACGCTATGACTACCTCACGAAACTCACCTAAGTGTTTCATTATTGTAACATTAAGTGATGTACCTAGTATGGCAAACCCTACTGCGCTGGGTGCAAAGTGTGACACTTTTATCGCACTTATCACATCCTCAACTACCACAGCTACATCTGCATCAGGGTTCACTCTCTTAGTAAAGAAGTCAGCCTGGCCTGAATAGCGATACCATTTAGGTACTGCACCATCAAGTGCACGGCCCACAGCATCCAGTAGCCTACCGTTGTAATGTATAGGGAACACAGCACGTCTGTCCTTCACATCATACATCAAGCCCTCGTTGTGTAAATCATACTGATCAATGAACTTATGTAACAGAACGTGATCAGACGTAGGTTGCACTACATATTCTGGATAAACTAAGGGCTGTAACTCTTTGTTTTCATTAGTGTTTCTAGGCTTAGCCATACGCAGCTTAAGCTCTTCTACTGTCATGTCTGTAGCGTATGCACCCTTGAGTGAACAGCTAAGCTTGAAGCAGTTGTACACATAGTCACCACCATCCTTATAGCAAGTGAATGTGTTACGTGACTTGCAGCTAGGACAGTTCGTGCGTAGCGAATCTCCATCCTTTAAGTTAAGAGTATCTAGGAAGCCTCTGATATTCATTCAGTAATTCCTTTGCGTTTAGCTAGTGCAGCTGATGCACCGCTGAGTGTGTTGACTAGGTAAGGCTTAACACTGGCAGGGTTCTGGTGTCCACTCACCTGCATGATGCCTACAAGATCAACGCCTGCCTCTACCATCTCAGTGATAGCTGTGCGGCGTAGGTCACGTGCTTGTAAGTCAGGATCTAGTCCTGCCTCATCCTTAACACGATTGACATAGTGATGTATGTCTGTCTCAGAGTATGGATTGTAGCTGCCACTCTTAGGCTTGACGTGTGGTGCTACGTAAGGTTGGAACCCGAAGTCCTCCTTCTGTTTCTTGAGCATAACAAGTAGGCCATCGTCAATAGGCAGGTGTACCTCAGCCCCACGCTTAGACTGTGTGATGTCTACACGTTCTTGGTCGAAGTCAATAGCATCCCATTTAAGTAGGCGCATGTCACCTATACGTTGGCCCCACTCGTATGACATGTGCACGATAAGACCAATGCTACGAGACCACCAGTGTGAGTACGCTGTGTCTAAGAACAAACGCACATCATCAGTCGTCCACTTCACACTGCGTGGCTTATCAGTCTTACGTTTGAGTAGGGACACAGGGTTGTACAAGAGAGCCTCGTGCCGACGAGCCAGGTTAAGTACTATGCTCAGGCACGAAGCGTTGTAGTTAGCTGCACGTGGACCTCTCTGATTTACCCATGTGTCGTAAGCGTAGGTCACATGCTTCACGCTGATGTCACGTAGCTTGATGTTGCCTAGCATCTTACCCTTCTGCACTGTTGTGTCACACACTACAGCTAGTCTGGTCTCGTACTGTTTCTGTGTCGGACCAGTTAGCTCAGCAAAAGAAGGGCTGTGTAGGTAAGCGTCCACTGCATCACGCAGCTTGTTAGTACCCTTGAGGTCTAGTTGTTTACGTTTCACCATTTTCTCCTCACTTTCCAGTATGCCCAACACTCTACACAATGACCCTGACCCAGCGCAAGATCTATAAAGTATACAATGTTAGGCTTCTTTTCCTTTTGCCACTGGTAGTTTCTTGCGCTGAACGTCTGATTGTTTTGACCTCCCAGTAGTACGTTGATCAGTACGCTCAGCGCTGTCATTACTCGACTCAGGTAAGTTACCAACCCAGTGCGTAACGTCATCAGTCGGATCATCTTCTTTTTCTCCAGTCTCACTCATAATTAAAACACCCCAAAGCCTAAACCAAATGTAACCCACGCCATCAGTGCGATGGCGCAGTACAGTAGTAGGTCTTTAAAAATTTGGAACATACACATCTCCGTTGTCACGTAGTGCATCAAGGTGGCGTAGCTCGTGACGTAGAGAGTCAGCGTCATCGAAGTCACCCTCCCATTCGTAGTCATCAATAGCACGTGCTACACGGTTGCGTTCCTCATTGAGGGGTGACAGTCGGGGGTCGTTATTATAACTAGGCATCTTCATACTCCTCTTGATACTCTTTCCAACTTTCATAGTCATCATCTAAACTCCACTCAGAGATCAGATCACTGGGTATATCATTAGCCCAGTCATCGTTAGTATAATCTACTTCGTAGCTGTTGTCTTCACCTAAATCATACAAACCTACAAAGCACATGCCTGGCTCATAGTATGACGCAGATATTTTGATGTCGTGATTAGCTTCGCCATTCTGATATGCTGCAATGGGTGGACCCCACGCACTATCAAAACTTAGGTGTGCATAGTATTCACCTTCAATTAGTTCAGGCCCATCAACAGTTGGTTCTCTGATCTCCCACTTAGTACCCCACTCTTCGAGTGCTGTGCCGTAGTCCCACTCACCGATAGGGTTAAGGAACTCTAGTAGTTTATCTTCTTGAGCAGCAGCAACCAAAGCATCCATCTTCTCTTTGGTTCCACTGACAGTGATTGTATTCATACACCAGTTAGGCATTGTTGTTCTCCTATTATAAGTTCACATATGGGTGTGAGTTGATTGTGTAGTGGATCTTGATCTCAGCATCAGGTGATCCTTGATACAATTCAGCAAGGCTAGCTGCAGCTTCGTTTACCTTGACGATGAAGTCATCATCTACACCCTCGTTATTGTTCACAGGTATCACAGCTACAACGTCTGTCTCTGTGACCCACTTACCTGTGCCATCTTTTACGTCAGGATCACTCTTCAAGTAAGAGTTAGTCTCTGTGACATAGATCACAGCGTCATTGTGGTCCCATGTTTTAACTTCGTATGTCTTGTCTTGTAACATATTGTTTGTCTCCTCATGTAAAGTAAAGGCGGGGCCATGTAGCCCCACCAATGTGTGTGTTAGCCTGCAAAGTGACGCACCTTACGTGAGCCACGCTTGTTGCCAGACTGTTCGATGTACACGCTGCGCTTACCGATGTGGTATGCAGTCATACAAGCACCACGTGTTACGCCAAAGCGTTTGATAGACTGGCGCTTGCGGGTCAAGCCCTTGATGCCTGCGAAGTTAAAGCGGAAGCCACGTGTGCCATCGTTAAGTGATTTAGTTGCGAAACATACAAACATTATTTTGTCTCCTCTAGTGCTGTACGAATTTCTGATAGTAAGTTCTTTAGTTCTTTGTTGTTTGCCATACGAGTGTCAGGCAAGATCTTCTCACACATAGTAAGTATCTTCAGGTTTAGTTGTTTAGTAATCATTTGTCAAGCCCTCCGTCTATGACAATAAGTTTTGGTTTGCTTTGTACGTTAGGTACAGGACGTATGAGTTCATGTCTGTACTCAAGGAACCTGTCGTAGTCATACTCATCAAGTCTTAACTTCGGACGGTCCGAAGATAGATCGAACCAAGCAAAGTTGAATAGTGTCTCAAGCAATGCAAGCATACGTATGCCTGACTGCTCAGTCTTGCATGCCGTAATCAAATACTTGTTGTCGTCGATCACTTCGCACAGGTAGCGTGTATCCTCGTCTGTCTCGTCTAGTGTAGCTATAGTCATTGTTGTGTCTCCTTATATATATTCATACCCTGCTCCTAGCATTACCTTTGTCTTAACCTTCTGGTCACCACCACCTGTTAGCACAGCCACTGTAGCTTTGTCAATAGGTTCTTCTGTGTCCTTAACTACAAAGCTGCTGTACTTGTATGGATTATACGTCACCTCTTTGCCGTGCCACACAGTGTGGAAGTAGTTACGTGCACAAGCCTCGTCATCCTCAGGCAAGATATAGCCACGCACAAAGGCATGTACATTCTTCTTACGCTCACGCAGTACACGCTCACGTCCTGCCTTACGTACTACGAACTGTGGGTTAGCGATAGCCACATGATTAGTGTGGTCGATCACACGCCCTGTCTTACAGTCACGCACACTGAATAACTTCTTGTGCAGATTAAAGTATACTTCAACTCGTTTCATCTTCCAATACCTCCACGTCTGTTTCCCATATCCAATCACCTACACCGCTGTCGTTGAACTCTCCACCGTCAACGTTGTCCTTGATCCAACGCCACCATTCGTCCTCTGGAATGTCATCAGGTACATAACCCTCCCAATCCAAGAAGCTAATCATCTGTGCTGTCGATCTAACTCTGGGCATCATAGATCTCCTCAATGTTATACTCCGCATAGGTTAAGTCTTGAAATTCAAAGTCATCCTTAAACTTCTGCTTAGCTTCTTCCTCACTGTCGGCCTCAACCCGTTCATATAAAACGACTGCTACTTTATATTTCATCACACATCCTCCACGCTTACTGGTTCATTCTCTTTGTTACACGATGGGCAGCGGTCATTGCAAGCACAGTCATGCTGCATAAACCACACCTCACCACATGGGCATTCGTACTCCATAATAAATCTACTACTCATCGACTTGCTCCAGTATCTGATAGCCTAACCATCCGTTCATCTCCTCGACACCCCACAAGAATGCCTCACGCTCAGCATTAGTGCTGAACTCATATGTCTCAGCTGTTGTTGCTGAATCTTCAGGGTACTCACCCCACAGTATTGTCACAGTGTACATCACACGTCCTCCTCATTAAGTAAGTAGCTACCGATAGTTTCCTCGACTATATCGAATAGCGTATTGAATCTATCTTGTGCATCATCTGTGTACATCGTACAGTCGTGCACCTTATCGTGCACCCACAAGTCCTCTGGTGCAGTCACATTAGCGTAGTACATATTCTCTAGCACAGCACCTGCAATCTCAGCTACTAGTTCTGTTCGTGTAGCTCTACATATTAACATTGTTCTAACTCCACTACATAAGGTCTACTACCGAAGTCGGTAACGTTACACCAGTTGTCAATCCACTTGCCGTGCAAACAGTCACAGATAGTTTCATCTGATGCATTGCCGTGCACTAGGTAAGCCCAGTCTACAGGTGTCAACTCTAGTGTGTCAAGGTTCACAGTACATAGCTCAAGCTCTACCTCATCACACCCAGTGGCAGCTTCCCATATCGCATCAGGGTTGCGGCCTGTGTAATCTATCTCACCTTCACACGATATCATTACTACGCACTCAGTGTGTCTAATCACATCGTTAATCATCTTGTATGCTACATCGTTACTCATTGGTTCATGTCTCCCATAATTGCAGTGACGTGATACTTAGACACAGCATCACCAGTTGGCAAGGACTTATTCATACCACCCTTGTCAGCTACGTAGTTACACCAGGTGTTCCACCAGTACTCGGCACCCTTACGTCTACACAGCTTAACGTAGTCACGTATCTTGCGGCGGCGTAGCTCAGGCTTGACCTTCTTGTTAAGCAGCAAGCTATCTTCGGACCGTCCGAGAATACGAATGTTGTGGCGATCCAGACAAGCCACCTCGAAGCCGCACATCTGTGCAATGAAACCTGCCTTGACCATACCGATAGACGGAATAGACACAAACAGATCCACAGCCTCTTGAGCGCCATCAATAGTGTCCTTGCCATACTGCTGAGCGATGGCGTTGATCTCTTTGTACAAGCGCTGGGCGTTAGCCTTGGCGTACTCTATGCCTTGCGCCTTAGTACGGGACACCCATTTGCTGTGGATGCCCTCCGCTTTAATAGATACACGCTGCTGTATGACACGTGAGAGTGGCATGTTGATTGTGCATAGGGTGAACTCTATCACGTCATACAATCCATCGGCTGATGCCATAGCGTAGTGAGCGATTGTGTTGCAGTCACGTTGATACATTGTGAAGTCTCCTCTCGTATCGTTATAGTTTTTCTGTGCCATCCAGTAGGCCAAGGACAAGAAGCGTACCACTTAGATGTGATACGTCCTTTGTATCTATCGTCTGCTTGATGCACTCTCGTACATACTGCAGGCTTTCTCTTACAAGTTCTAGCTTTTCTTGCTCAGTCATTACTCTGTCTCCTATTCGTAATGTGGTCTAACCTCAGGCCAATCCCGAGGCTTATGTTCTTCTACTATGACCGTAAGATGTTTGTCAATACCCCTCCTAAGTTCATTGGCTCTATTGATCGCAGATGTTTCATCGGTGTACGCATTCCATACGTAGCCGTCATAACCTGCATCGTAGTACCACCCACCTTCCTCTGGGCCACCATACTCACGTTCATACTTATACACATTCACATAGTATCTCTTACGCATCATACACTCCTAACGCACCAGGGTTCTGCCATTCACAGAACAGATCATACTCATTTAACACCTTGTTAATCTTTTCGTTTACACCGAAGTCATCCAGATCACCATACGATCCATCAGACATAGCCCAATAGTCAGCCCATACTGTATCGTAGTTTTCCTCTGCGCTGATCAGGAAGTGATAGCTCTCACCTTCGTGGATATACATAGGCACACCTATGTTCTTCAGCTTAGTGTATGCAGATTTAGCGTGACGTTTCATTGTGTAGCTCCTCTTATAGCTTTGGTTAATACTTTTGCATTTACTTCCATCTCAGTCACATCCATCAGCAACTCTTTGATGTAAGGCACAGACCGCCCACACATCGCACTCAGCTTCTGTAATGTGACACCCCAGTGTGTATCAAAGTAATACACGATTTCTTCGTCGCTCCAGTGGAAGCCACCTTGTAATTTAATCTTGTCCATAGTGTCAACTCCTCTATTTACGGACGGTCCGAAGAAAGAGATGGCTTACGCCACCTCCTCCGTGATCTCCTCGCATACATAGTATGTATCCAGGTCTGGACGGTATGTCCATGCCTCCTCATACTGTGCCTCATGTGCAGGGATGGATTTGAACTCACCCAAGAACAGGTCATTATGTCCTACGTTGGGGAACTTGCCATCATCATTGTTGAACTTGAGCGTAGCGTACACCTTGCCGTAGTACCCATCACGCAAGATCAAGATGGACTCTTGCTTGTCAACGTAGCCTGACTCAGCGATGTGTTCCATAAAGTCATCCCATCTCATTATGTACGAGCGTTCGAGCTTGCCTTTGTATGAGCCGATGCACAACTTCATCTTGCCTTTGGTTTTACCCATCACCTCACGCTCATCTACATAGCGTAAGAACTTAGCGTTAGTGTGTACGTTATCGTCATTGTCGATTGCAAAGATTACATATTCACCCATATCATTTTCTCCTTATAGGTTTGGCTATCATCGGATGGTCCGAAGAAAGCGGTTTCGATCTCGTATGTATATAAGAATGGCACCCCATAAAATGTTTGTCAACCCCACCATATTGAGGCCAACAAAACTTCATAGGTCGCATCAGTATACGCTTGCGTAGTGGGAACTTGCGCCGTCCCATATCACAGCAGCCCAGATCCCATAGCATAGCCTAGCACATAGCCGAACACGCTCAGGCATAGCATATTGAGTAGGATCATAAGGGTGTGAGTGCGTTGTTTCGCTTTGCGTTGTTTGCTTGTCATGTTGATTAACTCCAAGTTTTATTTTCGGACGGTCCGAAGATAGAGGGAAAAGAAAAACCACCCCGAAGGGTGGCTGTGATGTTATGCATATTCTTCTATGTATCTATGCGGGTCTGCATTAATGCGCTTAACCGCTTCTGCTAGGGCAGCGTCATAATCGTGCGTGCCTTGTTCGTGTTGCTCAAGAATGATTAGGTCAACTACGTTGTAATAATCACTAACGCCGATATATGAAATTGCTTTTAAAAGTTCACGCATTTTGTTTTTCCTTGTGTCTAGGTGAGAGAGTGAGACCCCCCGAAGGGGGCCGTGGTTATTATGCCTTGCTTGCCTTGGTCAATGCCTTACGGAAGTCTGCAAGTGTGATGTTGTTGTCATTCAACAATTTCATTGTCGCCTTGGCAAGGCTGTCCGCTGTGATGGGTGCATCCGCTTCCGCTGTGGGCTTAGCCGCTTGCTTGCCTTTGCTTGTGTTACCTGCAGTCTGCGCTTTTTTGACCCGCTTACGGACCGCTGATGCACCAAGGGAATTGAGTTCACCTTTTTTGTTTAGCTTCGCTACTTTGTCCCAGTTTTCAGCGACGAACATTGCATCGTTGCGGTCCTGTGCTGAGCGCTTGCTTAGGGGTGTGGCGGCGATAGCGGCACCAAATTGCTTGTTGCTCTTGTACACTGAGCGGAGCTGCAGCAACCATAGGCCAATATCACGGGTCTGAAATAGCACCAATTCTGCGGTATCGTCACGCTGATCAAATAGGTGTGAAACGTGATCACAAGCTTCGCTGAATGTGTATGATGTGCCTTTGTATGTTACTGTTGCGTCGATGTGTGTTTTTGCTACTGCGTTTGTCATATCGAATTTTCCTTTTTTGCTGTGGCGGTTGTCGCCGTTTCGATGCATTTAAATTGGCAGGTGATTCGTTTTTTGTCAAACACTTTTTTTACCCTTTAGGGTATTTATCTTCGGACGGTCCGAAAATAGCTCAAAACGAATCACTTTTTTGGACATCGGCAGGGCAAAACGAATCAGTCGAAAACCTCGCGTGATGCGCCTGATGCGCTGCTGTGTGCGGATGACGTGATGCGATGCGCTGGCGTGATGCGTATGATGCGCAAACGCTGGGGGGTGTGCTGTGTGTGCAATGCGCTTAGGGGGATAGGTGTTTACATGCATGAATTGCGGATCTGTGCGCACAGGTCGCATATGCCCGTATGAATCGCTATTTTGGTGATTTTGTGATGTCATATCACTAGAAAAACCCTTTATTTTCAACGATTTAGCACCCCATCTCGCGCCTCGCATACGCCACGCACACGTTAAACATGGGGGCGCATGGGCCACCCACCCCTATCCCGTTACGTATATATGTACTCCTACACAGAACTGGTTTTTCAAACTAAGTGTTACACTATAACAGTACTACACTCCCTTGTTTTCCCATATAATCCCGCACATTCCCTTGTATTTCTAGTAAATAGCTAGCTTTGCTAGCACTGTATCTCACGAAATGTTTCACTTTGTTACAGTGACGCTACGTAATTATCACATTATGTTACAACTACAAAGAATTGCTTGACAAACCCCTACTTTTTGTGCATAACTACGGGGGTAAGGGGGCTTAAGTTAAACTATAAGTGTTTGGACTTAGGTATAGTATAACTACAATAGTTAAAATAAATTAGTTTAACTAAAGATATAGCTTGACACAGTGTTAAAACTACTATATAGTTATACTTAAGGTTAGTTAAACTAGAGTAGAGTTAAACTCCCTCTTAGTCTCCTCCTCACTCAAGCGTTTAAACTACTACACAGTTTAACTAACCTATACTTACCCTTAGTAATCTATGGAAGTTAGAACTCTTATAGTTAAACTATAGGGGAATCTTAACATATTTGTAGTTACATAATGAAATTAACACTTGACAGTTATGAAAAAAGACGTAAAACTATATGCAACAGATAGTGTAATTGAAGAATTTTACGAAGCATTAGCCTCTAATAACCCTCGTAGTTTACAGAAAGTACACATCCCTAAGTCTGACGTATTCTATGTACGTCAAGCTATCTATCAAGACACTGGTGTGTGGTACACATTGGATCACGTAGAGAGAGCTATGTACTTAGAGGGTCACTTAAAACATAACGAAGTGTTAGATCCAGATAGAGAGAGACCTTATGGTAGATAAACTTAAGAAAGTATGGACTTGTGCTAAGTCAAACCCTAAGACAGCTATTCTAGGTATTGTAGCTCTAGCTGTAGCACATGAAGTGTATCACTGGCTATGGTAGTTGACTTCGACATGGATGGCGATGGAGTCATCACTGAAAGTGAGATAGCACGTAAAGAGCGTATGCTTGAGATAGAGCTACGTGAAGAGAAAGCACAATCTCAGAAGCGCATGGCTTGGATAGCTATGCTTATGATGATAGGCTTCACAGGTTTGTTGTTTAGTGACATTATTAGTGAGACTCGTGTAGCAGCGTTAGCTGATCTACTGGGTCTTTTCTATATTGCACAGACAGGTATTGTAGCTGCATACATGGGTGCTACAGCTTATATGGCTGGTAAACCTATGGGTGCTAAGACTAGTAGTAAAGTGGATATGAGATAACATGGCTTCGTTTAAACTATCCCAGCGCTCTTTAGATAAACTAGATGGAGTACACCCAGATCTTGTGGCTGTAGTTAAACGTGCTATTGAGCTTACAGATGTAGACTTCGGTGTGACTTACGGAGTCAGAACTTTAGCTGAGCAGAAGGAGTTGTATAACTCTGGGCGGTCACAGACTATGAAAAGTAAGCACTTGATCCAAGGTGACGGTTATAGTCACGCTGTAGACCTTGTAGCGTACTTTGGTTCTAACGTATCGTGGGAACTGAATGTCTACGATAATATATGTGACGCTATGGCTACAGCAGCTGAAGAGCTAGAGGTTCCTATCAAATGGGGTGCAGCTTGGTCAGAGGGTGACATTCGTTACTACGATGATACAGCTGAAGATGCAATGAATGCATACATTGACTTACGTAGATCTCAAGGGCGTAGACCTTTCATAGATGCTCCGCACTTTGAAATGATGGTCTAATAGTATTATGTATGAGATACTTGACATATTTATGCAGTGGTTAGTTGCACCTATTGTAGTTACTGTTTGGTTTCTTTACAACAAGGTCAACAAGAACGAAAAAGATATTGCAGTTATTCAAGCTCAGCATGAGTCTAGAGCTATATCTCACGACAGAGAGATGAAAGAAATGAAAGAGACTATTAAGGCTATCTTTAATAAGTTAGACAGTATAGAGCAAACCCTGAGATCAAAATGAGATGGCTAGTCCTGACCCTACTATTATCTAGCTGTGGCTTAACAGGGTTACCTTTGTTTAGCGGTGGTGGTGGTCCTACAGTAAACAGTAACGCTCAGATAGGTAAAGAGAATAAGCAAGCTGTAGTTACATACGAACAAGAAGAGACTACAAGCGCTGGGCGGGACGTTATAACTACAGAGGTTCTCAAAGAAGTAGAAGCTGGTCCTGTAGATACTTTGAAGATTAACAACACGAATATACCTCCTTGGGTTTTACTTGTGTTACTACTTGGGTGGTTACTACCTACCCCTACGCAAATAGGTCGTGCTATATATTACGCTGTGACTGCACCCTTTAGGCGTAAAACATTGAAAGAGAAACTAGATGGCTACAACTAAAGACGTAGAACGTTTACCTAGTGGAAAGCTCAAGTATCGTGGTGAGACATTCCCTGGGTACAACAAACCTAAACGTACTCCTGGTGAATCTAAGAAGTCAGCTGTATTAGCTAAGAAGGGTGACCAAGTAAAGATTGTACGCTTTGGTGACCCTAACATGACTATCAAGAAAGATCAGCCAGGTCGTCGTGCTAGCTTCAGAGCTAGACATAACTGTGATACAGCAACGGATAAGTTTACGGCACGTTACTGGTCCTGTAAGGCTTGGTGATATGTGGATAGGAATACTGCTAGTTTGTTTTGATCCTATGGCACTATCGTGTAAGATCATAGCTAAGCCTGAACCGTTTTACAGTGAGCAGGCTTGCTTAGAGGAATCAGGAAAAGTAGCTACAAACATAAGACAAGGCGGTGCTTACGCTACACCACACTGTCATAAAGTAGAAGGTGGTAGCGCATAATGCCAGTACAAAAAGTAGCAGGTGGTTATCGTTGGGGTAAGACTGGTAAAGTCTACAAAACTAAAGCTGCAGCTGAACGTCAAGGTAAAGCAATCTATGCGAGTGGTTACAGCAAAGGTGGTAGCACTCCTACTCCAACTAACAAGAAGTTATACAATAGCAAGGTAGCACAAGCTAAACAAAAGTTTGACGTGTGGCCCAGCGCATACGCTTCAGCTTGGGTAGTGAAAGAGTACAAGAAAGCTGGAGGCAAGTATAGTGGCACAACAAAGAACAAGGTCACGTAGCAAACATGTATTACAAAGTCAACGTAGAGGTTTTTCTAAAGGAGGCTTAGGTAAGTGGTTTGGTGAAGAATGGACTGACGTTAAGACAGGTAAAGAATGTGGGCGCAGTTCAGCCAGTGACTCTAGTCGCCCATACCCAGCGTGTAGGCCGAAAGAAGTTGCCTCAAAAATATCCAAAAAAGAGGCACAGAAAAAGACAGGACCATCTAAAGTTAATTGGTCAACAACAGCATCAGGAAGAAAGAGAGCATAGCTATGAAATTTAAACCTTGTCCAGGGTGTAAGACTCCAGCTAAATGCGCTAAAGAAGGCTGTCAAAAACAAAAGACAGGTATGGCTGCAGGCGGTATGACAAAAAAGAAACCAGACATGATGGGCGCTGGGATGTATGGCGGCGGCATGGCTAAGAAGCGCAAAGGCTACAACAAAGGCGGTTACTGTGGTGCATCTAACCCTGCTGAGCGTCCAATGATGAAAACGAGTAAGTAATGGCACAGAAGTATTACCATAAGTATCAAGACGCTCTAGAAGCTAAAGGTTATCGTGTAGATGAGCACGGCTATGTGTGGGATTCTATGGGGAATCAAGCTGCAGGTGAAGACAACTACGGTAACGTACAAAGTAAAGACCCTAACGTAAACGCTATCTGTCAAGAAGCTGAGATGAGTTTAGCTACTAAAGCTAAAGCTGCAGTTAAAAAGGTAGTTAAGAAAGTAGCACCTAAAGCAAAGGCAGTGAAGAAAGATGATCTTGAGATTGTACGTGCTCGTGATGAGAATGGACATTTCATCGCTGATGATCCCTCTACACCTGATGTGAATGAAGCTTACGTAGTTAAGACTAAGAAGAAGAAATAATGACTCAGTTCAGCATTGGCAAGCCAGCACGTAGGAAGTCTGTGTGGGGTCACAACACTGGGACCACAACAGAGGACGTATATACTTGCCCTGCTAATTGTATAGCTGAAGTTACTTACATCATTGTTAATAACTCTGGCGGTAGTACGAATACTGTAAGTGTAAAGTGGTATGACTCTTCAGAGACTTACGCTTCTGGTTTTGTAGAAGGTAAAAGCTTAAATGCTGGAGACTTCTTAGAGTTTAACAACATTGATCTAGTGCTAGAGCCAGGTGATAAAATACAGCTTATACCTACTAGCGCTGGGCATATAGATAGTATAGTTACCGTAACGGAAACATTTGTTCCTGTCGGGTAACGGGTATTCCAATTTAGCAATTTTAAAAGGCCCAGTATTGTAGTATAACTATATGTACATCCATTAAAACACAAGGAGTACATATAATGGAACTAGTAATTTCTGAATCATCAAAGTGGGCCTATAACATTAAAGCTTGGTTTGTACGTGCACTAGAAGCACTAATCGAAGCTCGTCAAGCAGAAGCTAACCGCCGTATCGCTGAGATGCACCTATACCGTATGTCTGACCGTGAGTTAAACGATATTGGTATTGGACGTGGAGACATCAAGCGTATCGTAAAAGAAGGTAAATAATGTTCTATACTTGTTTGAGGAGGCAGTATGGACCCAGTTACAATCATAAGTGGGGCTACTGTCGCCTTTAACGCTCTTAAGAAAGGCTTTGCAGTAGGTAAAGATCTGCAAGACATGTCTAGCCAATTAACTAAATGGGCAGGACATATGTCTGACTTAGGACAAGCTGAGAAGCAAGTAAAGAACCCTCCCTGGTGGAAGACACTAGGAGGTTCTGTAGAAGCTGAAGCGATGGAAGTGTTTGCAGCTAAGCGTAAAGCAGAGCAAATGCGTAAAGAGCTAAAGGACTACATAAGTTTTACAATGGGTCCGTCAGCTTGGGATGAGCTTGTAGCTACCGAAGCTAAAATACGAAAGCAAAAGAAAGAGCAAGAGTATCGCAAAGCTGAGCTACAAGAAGCTATAATAACTTGGACTGTATCAGGTCTTTTATTATTAGTAGGGTTTGGTGTATTGGGGTTTATCATATATCTAACTACGTAGTTAAAAGGGACGGTAAGTATTATGCCTACGATAAGCAAGGTAGGATACTTATAATAACAAGCTACAAAAAGATTGCAGAGAATATCGACAGGAAAGCTAATGGCAAAAAATCTAACAGAAAACCAACTAAAGTTTCTCGAAGTACTATTCGATGAAGCTGGTGGTGACGTAGTTAAAGCTAAGAAGCTTGCAGGTTACAGTGACAACACGCCTACCCGTTTGATTGTTGATGCTCTTAAAGATGAGATCTTCGATGCAACTAAAACATACATGTCACGTATTGGACCTAAAGCAGCCGTAGCATTTGGTCAAGCTCTAGTTGACCCTACTGAGCTAGGCGTAAAAGAAAAGATGCATGCAGCAAAAGAAGTACTTGACCGTGCAGGTATCGTAAAAACAGAACGAGTAGAAGTGCAATCTTCAGGTGGGTTGTTTATTCTACCACCTAAAGATAGTAATGATACGGATAACTAAAGCAAAAGAACGTGAGAGCTTAGGTTACTGGATGTTGCCTAAGCCTGACTTCAAAGTAAAAAGATGGGAGCGAATCCCACGTCTAACACATCAGATACCTTTCGGGTATGAGATTGATCCTGAAGATGACGACTGGCTAAAGCCCATCTCTAAAGAATTAGAACTATTAGAGCTTGCAAAGAAACACTTAAAGCAGTATAGTTATAGAGAAGTAGCTGCTTGGTTATCTACACAGTCAGGTCGGCGTATATCTCACTCAGGGTTAAGAAAGCGTATAGATGTCGAAAGAAAACGTAAATCACTTGCTGCAATTAAACGCAAGCTTACCGAAAGGTACGAAAAAGCGCTTAAGCAGTACGAGATCCTCGAAAAAGAAAGACTCGGCTACTACACCTACGAAGAAGATAGCGGAGAAGACGCAGCCTGAAGAGTTTGTACCCGCTGAAGTTAAACCAGCAGAGTTTGACCCCATAGCTGCACAAGAGGTAGTCTTTAAGCCTAACCCAGGTCCACAGACTCAATATCTGGCTTCCTCAGAGCGTGAAGTACTTTATGGTGGGGCAGCAGGAGGCGGCAAGTCTTACGCTACTCTAGCAGACCCTCTACGTGACATGAACAACCCAGACTTCAGTGGTCTACTTGTTCGACATACAACGGAAGAACTACGTGAACTTATTCAAAAAAGCCAAGAGTTATATCCTAAAGCAATTCCTGGGATTAAATGGAGCGAACGTAAGTCTCAATGGACTACTCCCAGAGGAGGACGACTATGGATGTCCTACCTCGACAAAGACACAGACGTTATGCGCTATCAAGGGCAAGCGTTCAACTACATAGCTTTCGACGAGCTTACACAGTGGAACAGTCCTTATGCGTGGAACTACATGCGTTCACGTCTACGTAGTAGCTCTAAAGAGTTAGGTCTCTATATGAGAGCTACAACTAACCCAGGAGGCAGTGGACACTCTTGGGTAAAGAAAATGTTTATTGACCCAGCGCCTGCAGGTGAGTCATTCTGGGCTACAAATATAGAAACAGGTGAAACACTAACGTTTCCTTCTGGTCACAGTAGAGCAGGAGAACCACTATTTAAAAGAAGATTTATCCCAGCTAGTTTGTTTGACAATCCTTACTTAGCTGAGAGTGGCGACTACGAAGCAATGCTTTTGTCACTGCCAGAACACCAAAGAAAGCAGCTGCTTGAAGGTAACTGGGATATTAACGAAGGGGCAGCTTTTCCTGAGTTTAACAGAAACATACACGTGGTGGAGCCATACGATATCCCTCAGTCGTGGACTAAGTTTAGAGCTTGCGACTATGGTTACGGCTCCTTCACTGGAGTGGTCTGGATCGCTGTCAGCCCAAGTGAACAACTGGTTGTATACAGGGAACTATATTGTTCTAAAGTTACAGCTTCTGATTTAGCAGATATGATCTTGCGAGAAGAGGTTAACGATGGTACAATCAGATACGGCGTGTTGGACTCTTCTTTGTGGCACAACCGTGGAGACACTGGCCCATCCTTGGCAGAGCAGATGAACATGAAGGGTTGCAGATGGCGTCCTTCAGATCGCTCAAGAGGCTCACGTGTTTCTGGCAAGAACGAGATACACCGTCGATTACAGGTAGATGAGTTTACTGAGGAGCCAAGACTCGTATTCTTCTCTACCTGCACCAATATGATAGCGCAATTACCGTCTATACCTTTGGATAAGAAAAACCCAGAAGATGTAGATACAAATGCAGAAGACCACTTGTATGATGCTTTGCGTTATGGTATTATGACAAGACCACGTAGTTCTATATGGGATTACGATCCAGCTAAAAGTGGTCGTACTGGTTTTCAAGCTTCAGACTCAACATTCGGGTACTAAAATATGGCAGACATTGATGATCTAAACTTTGACACAGACGAAGTAGTTGCTGCAGAAGATGGCAGTGATAAACTCTTCGAGTCTGTCAGTAGCGTAGTAACGTATGTTAACGAACGTTATAAACGTGCAGAGGACGCACGACAAGTAGACGAAGAGCGTTGGCTACGTGCCTATCGTAACTATCGTGGCTTGTATGGTCCAGACGTACAGTTCACAGACACAGAGAAGTCTCGTGTATTTGTTAAGGTTACTAAGACTAAGACTCTTGCTGCGTATGGTCAGATCGTAGATGTACTATTCGGTAACAATAAGTTCCCTCTGTCTGTAGATCCTACAGTATTACCTGATGGTGTAGCTGATGCTGTACACATCAATGTAGATCCTAATGCAGAACAAGCTGGTGATGAAGCTCGTCAAGTAACAGAACAAGTTGCTGCGCCTACTCCGCTACTAGGTGATGATGGTAAGCTACGTCCAGGAGAGACTATCATTGACTTACAAGAGCGTCTTGCTGGTATGCGTAACAAGTTAGCTCCTGTAGCTGACAAGGTTATTGAGGGTGACGGTACTACTCCTACTACAGTGTCTTTCCACCCAGCACTTGTTGCAGCTAAGAAGATGGAAAAGAAGATCCACGATCAGCTACAAGAGAGTGGCGCATCTAAGCATCTACGCTCTATGGCTTTCGAGATGGCACTACTTGGTACAGGCGTAATGAAAGGACCATTCGCTGTAGATAAAGAGTACCCTAACTGGAATGAAAGCGGTGAGTATGAACCTCTAGTTAAGACTGTACCTGAGTGTAACAATGTCTCAGTTTGGAACTTTTATCCTGACCCAGAAGCTACATCAATGGATGACGCAGAGTATGTAGTTGAACGTCACAAGATGTCACGTAACCAGCTTCGTGCGCTAAAAGGTCGTCCTTACTTCCGTGACGAAGCTATCGAAACAGCTATAGCTCAAAGCCCAGACTATGTACGTAAGCACTGGGAAATGAAGATGGAAGACGACGACACACTATCTGAGTCAGAGCGCTGGGAAGTGTTAGAGTTCTGGGGTTTTGTAGATATAGATATCCTAGAAGATAACGGCGTTAAGATCCCTAAAGAGTTTAAAGATCTAGTTGAAATCAGCTGTAACATCTGGATCTGTAACGGTGAAGTACTACGTATGGTACTAAACCCATTCAAGCCTGCACGTATTCCTTACTACGCAACACCTTACGAACATAACCCCTACTCGTTCTTTGGTGTCGGTATCGCAGAGAACATGGACGATACACAGACATTAATGAATGGCTTTATGCGGATGGCTATCGACAATGCTGCTTTATCTGGAAACCTTATCATTGAAGTGGACGAAACCAACTTGGTGCCAGGACAAGATATGTCAGTGTACCCAGGGAAGGTGTTTAGGCGACAAGGTGGTGCACCTGGACAAGCCCTCTTCGGCACAAAGTTCCCCAACGTTGCTCAAGAGAATATGCAACTCTTTGACAAAGCTAGGGTCTTAGCTGATGAAAGTACTGGCTTTCCTTCGTTCGCTCACGGACAAACTGGAGTCAGCGGCGTTGGTCGGACTGCCTCTGGTATTTCTATGCTTATGTCTGCTGCTAATGGTTCTATTCGTTCAGTAGTTAAGAACGTAGACGACTATTTACTTGGACCTCTAGGTAAAGCATTCTTTAGCTTCAACATGCAGTTTGACTTTGATGAGTCTATCAAGGGTGACTTAGAAGTCAAAGCATCAGGTACAGAAAGCTTGATGTCTAACGAGGTACGCTCCCAGCGCCTAATGCAGTTCTTACAGGTAGCGTCTAACCCGATGCTTGCACCTTTCGCTAAGATGGACTATATCATTCGTGAGATCGCTAAGAGCATGGACCTAGACCCAGACAAGGTGACTAACTCTATGCAAGACGCAGCTATCCAAGCTGAGTTATTCAAGAAGTTCGCACCACAACAGCCACCTCAACCAGGCCCAGCGCCAGGTCCAGAGGGTCAAGCTCCAGCAGGTGCACAAGTACAAGACACAACTGGCTCAGGTGGTGGGCAGATGGGTACAGGTACAGCACCACAACCAGGCGAACAGGGATTTAGTGGGAACGTAGGCTAATGTCAGGTATCTCTCGTATGATAGCTAAGCAGCTGAGCGCATCGCTTGGTATCACTGATAACCCTAAGTATAATCCTATGTTCAAGCAGACAGAAGAGGTACTGACGGATGTAGCTGATCCTAGTGACCCTACAGTGGCACGATTCTATAGCCCACTAGAGAGTGCTATTGATGAAGCGCCTATCGGTAAAGAGGGTACACGTGGTGAGAACATCGAAGCGTTTGTACGTAAACGTGCGCCTAAAGTCACACAAGCTGAGATGGAGTATCGGGGTTTAGGACTAGAGCCTGACGCTAAGTATACAAGAGAAGCTTTGTCTGGCATTAGGCGAAGGGAAGATGCAGATCAGATACTTAACGATTTTGAGACTATTAATAATTACTCATACATTGAAATAAGTGATAGTTTAGATGACTGGATTTATAACAATAACCCTAAAGCTTTAGATAAAATGATGAGACTAGGGAGTATGTATGATGACTACAGACAAGAAGTTCAAGATCATTTAAGTTATCTTTTTGACGGTAAAAAAATACCAGTTCAACGCATAGAAGGTTACGCAGACCCCTTCGCAAAAAAGAAAAAAACAATAACAACTATTGATGTAGATGATATTATAGCGATAGGTAACCCTACTGAACGTGAGGTCATCACAAAACAACCTGATACAGGACGGTATATATCTTATAGTGTATTAACTGATGCTATTTTAAAACCTTTAGAAGTTAAGGCTGTTAAAAAAGGTTCTCGTTACCGTAATATGCAACGTCAAAGTTCTTTACTGGACAAGGAGTTGGATTATACTGAGTTGGGCTTAGATGCTTCTGAGGACTTGGGATACACTACACATTTTGGTCCTTCTAACCTAGCTCATTCACGTTATAGCTTGCGTGATGGTGATAAAGGTAACTATATCCTAATTGAAGAGTTACAGTCTGATCCTTTACAAAACGTAGTAGAAGACTTACCTGCATTTAAAAAGAAAGAAAAAGCAGCACTAGATACTTCGTTAGAGTATAATTATGAAGATTTAGAGTGGCTGATTAATACTAAAGGTAGCGGCTTTGTTGATAAAGCTATAAATAAGATTAAAAGCTATATTGAGGACGTGGTTATACCTACGCAGCTTAACAGTAATCTAACTAAAGAAGAACGTAAAAACATATTTAAAAAAGCTGTAAAAGATATTGATGTTCCTGAAGACCTTATCTTTGGTGACAGCGGAAGTATATCAAATGTTACGTTTAATATATTAAGTAAAGAGTTTGACGATATTCCAGACGAAGAGTTAGGAAGAATTACAGACTCTATGCATAACAGAGTAAGTACTTATATAGCTAATCTTGGTGCAGTCACTAATAAAAAAGATTTACCTGTTCAGAGTATTTCGGATACAATTCGTATGTCTTTGCAAGCTATTATAGCAGACGCTAAAGCAAAAGGTGTCAACGAGATTGTATTACCTCCTGTAGAAAAGTTAGCAGAAAAACGTTTTGCTGACAATGATATACCTAAAAAGACTGCAAAAGGTTCTGCTTTTCATAACACTTATGTAGCAGGTTATAATAAAGTCCTTAAACAATTAAAGGCTGAGTTAGGTGATCAAATTAAGATAGGTAAAAAAGACCTTATGTACAGGTCTATTTTCAAAGGTGCTGTTGACAAAGAGCAGGGTGTGTTACTAGACATTTCTAACTTGACTATTGATCCAACAAATATTAAACTACGCTTCAACAAAGGTGGATTAGTAGAGAGACCAACTAAATGAGTTTAGGCGCACTAAAGAAGATAACAAACGACAAGCCTCTATGGGATGCTTATGTAGAGTACCTAGATAGTAAGATTGGTGCAGCGCATGTCCGTATAGAGCAAAGCAATGACGCAGAGGCAATGTATCGCATACAAGGTGAGATAGCTGCACTACGTAGACTAAAACTTATGAGGGAAGAAGTTAATGGACACAGCTAAGCAGATGGAAATGGCGTTTATGATGGAGGAAGGTGGTCTCACTGATGATGGGGCTACTGTAGATCCTGTAAGCGGAAACGAAGTACCTCCTGGGTCATTAGCTGAAGAAGTGCGTGACGATATCCCAGCGCAACTGAGTGAAGGTGAATACGTTGTACCTGCTGATGTAGTACGCTTCTACGGTGTTAAGTTCTTTGAGGACTTGCGTGAGGAAGCTAAACGTGGTATGATGGAGATGGAAGCTAACGGACGTATCGGTGGTGAGCCTGTCGAAATGTCTGAAGGAGATGTCGGTGACTTAACCCCTGAAGAAGTCGCCGCATTAGAGCAAGTAACGGGTATGGCTATGGGCGGTTCTGTTCAAGCTGACCCTTACTTGCAGCCTGCTCCTCAAGCTGTAGGTAACACTACGGGATACGCTGATGGTGGTACTGTAGATCCTAACGCTCCTCAGTTTACACAAGCTACAGGAATGTCTTTTGCTCCTGGCTTCTTAGCACAAACAACGGCTCCTACTCCAGGTATCACAGTTGTGACTCTGTATGGGCCTAACGGAGAAGTACGTACACTGAGCTTACCAGCACAACAAACTGAGTATGACACTCTTATACAACAAGGCTACACACAAACACCAGTAGCTACAACTACAGCTACAACAGTGGGTGCACCTTCTTCAGGTGTGGCACCAAGTGTTGCTCCAGCAGTGACCTCTGGTGAAAGCGGTTATTCCAGACGCTTAGATGATATTGGACAGCAATCACAGGCACTTGCTCCTGCCCCTATTGAAGTATCAAAAATTAAGAGTGAAGACTTAGAGAAGACAGCTAGAGGTCTATCTACAATGGCTAACATAGCAGCAGGTCTAGCAGGTGCTATTGGTGCTCCTGTATCTGCCTTAGTTAACACAGGTGCAGTAGCACGTTATAACGATATTCTTGAACGTATGGAGTCTGAAGGTATTAAAACAGATCTTGAGCGTAGAGGTAGTATCTTTGGTGGCGAGGCTACCTTGTATGGTGGCTTGAGAGACTTTAGCGATCAAGTTGAAGGTAACAAAAAAGGCAGAGACTTTGGCGACACTTGGTTGGGTGATCTATTAGGTTTTGATGGACAAGCAGGTATTCAAGCTAAAGATGATAAAGGTAACCTATTAACTCTCAAACGTTCTTGGGCAGGGGAACGCCGTGATCAAGAATATAAAGCACCTGAAGAAGCTGAAGAGGCAGCTGTAGAAGAAAAGCCTTCAGGTACAGGAAACGCTGCGCTAGATGCTGTAATGGCAAGAGGTATTGGTGCAAGTAGAAGCGAACAAAACCAGCTAAACCGTATTGCAGCTGAAGCTAGAGCAGTAGCAGATCCTCAAGTAATTAAAGCTCAGATGAGAGCAGGCAACCCTCTAACACCAGCACAACAGGCAGCTGTAAACAAAGCTAACAATGCTGGTTTAGGCTGGATGTATAGAGACTAAACACAAAAAAACTATATCCATATAACAATAAGGCCACCCAGCGCATGAAGCTGGCCCCAACATAAGGAGAATACAATGGCTGAAGTAGAACAACTAGAGGTGAACTCACCTGCACATCAACGTAACGCTGCACGTATTAGTCGTGACGAACAAGAGTTACAAGAACTAATGAAACAAGCTGGGATGGCTAAAGAAGATGAACCGCCCGAAGAAGAACAAACTACTGAAGCTGAACCCCGTAGCGAAGAGCCTGTCTCAGAACCAGTACAGGCAGAGAGTAGTACCAAACAAGAAGAAGCAAGCAAAGCTGAAACACCCCAAGAAGGAGATGATGCTGAGCTAAGCGCAGAAGAGAAGAACTTCAAGAAGCGGTACGGTGATCTTCGTCGTCACGTTCAAGAGAAAGAACAAGAGTGGAAAGTTAAGTTTGAGAAGCTACAGTCTCAACTAGACAAAGCTACTAAGAACGAGTTGGTACTACCTAAGACTACTGAAGAGATCGAAGCTTGGGCAAGTAAGTACCCTGACGTAGCTGGTATAGTAGAAGCTATTGCTGATCGTAAAGCTGAAGAACGTGCATCAGATATTGATAAGCGTTTGAAAGAGATCGAAGAGCTACGTGTAGATGCTAAACGTCAACGTGCAGAAGCAGAGCTACTACAGATGCACCCAGACTTTGAAGAGATTCGTGCTGATGATGCTTTCCATACGTGGGCAGAGTCACAGCCGAAAGTAATTCAAGATGCTTTATATGAGAACGCAGAAGACGCAAAGTCAGTCGGACGTGTTATTGATATGTATAAAGTAGATAAAGGCATCAAAGACTCTCGTCCTGTGAATAACGACAAGGATGCTGCATCTTCAGTTCGTACTAAACGTAACACACAAGTTCAACAAGATGATGCATCGAACTACTTACGTGAATCACAGGTAGCTAAGATGTCTATCAAAGAATATGAGAAGCGCCAAGAGGAAATCCTTGATGCGCAACGCTCAGGTAAATTTATTTATGATATGACAAAGTAATGCTTGACATTCTTGTTCACATAAGTAAAACTATAGTATATACACAAAAAACAGTGTGTATGCTTTAATTAGCACTAGCCACACAAAGAACTACCCAAACATATAGGCCCAGCGCTCTAAAAAGATAGGCCAATCTGATTGAGCTACGCTGACTACCCTAGAATGAATGGCCTCTTTAGTGGATATGTAGTGTAACAATATCACGCCATATCTATAAGGAGAATTAACTATGGCTATTACTTCCGCATCGGGTGGATTTACAGGAACCAACTGGTCTCCTATTATCTACTCCAAACAGGCACAGATTGCTCTACGTAAATCTGCTGTCACAAACGCAATCACAAACAACTCTTACTTCGGTGAGATCGCCAACCAAGGTGATGTGGTTCGCATTCAAAAAGAACCAGATGTAACTGTTAACGCACTAGAGCGTCACACAGGTATTTCTGTAGAGAAGCTTGCAAACGAAGACTTCTCATTGACAATCGACAAAGCTAACTACTTCGCATTCAAAATGGATGACATCGAAGATCAGTTCGCAAACGTTGATTACGTATCACTAGCTGCTGACCGTGCTGCATATAAAATGGCAGACGCAATGGACACAGACGTGATGCAGTACTTGTCAGGCCACACATCAGCAGGTGAGTATTCAACTGCAACATCTGGTGATGCACAGCACGACACTGCAGGTAACCTAACAGGCGAGTTCCTAACAGCGAACCACCTAGACGCAACTGACTTCGGTAACTTGACTATTGCTGCTACAGCAACAGCAGGTGACTCAGTTCCTCTAGCACCACGTCTACCAGGCGCAACTGCATTGTCAGCAACAACTGTATCTCCTCTAACAGTCGTAGCACGTATGGCTCGTAAGATGGACACAGCAAACGTTGACGCTCGTGGACGTTGGATCGTCGTAGACCCAGTATTCATGGAAATGCTGAAAGACGAAGATTCACGTGTACTTAACGCTGACTTCGGTGGTACTGGCCTAATGAATGGCTTGGTGTTGAACAACCTACACGGCTTCCGTGTTTACGTTTCAAACAACCTACCAGCAAAAGGTACAGGCGCAGGTACATCTGGTACAACAGCGCAGAA